CCGGACTGGTGGGAGGTCGCCTCGATCCGGCGCGACCACGGCGTCCCGCAGGAACAGATCCTCCGGGAAGCGAACTACGACCCGGACGATATCGAGAAATGGCTCCAGGACGAAGGCGCGGCCCGGTCCTTGCTGGAGAAGATCACCTTGATTGACAAGTTCGGGGACGCACTGACCAAGCTCGGCTCGGCCGTTGCGCTCGGCGGAATCGATCAGGCGCGCGTGGACGCGCTCGTGTCCAAGATCCTCGGGACGGACGTGATCGAGGACGCGCCGGCCGAGCCGCCCGCGCTCCCGGCCGCCACGCTGGACGGACGTGACCCCCGTGAACTCATGCGAGGTCCGGTCGCATGACCCAACCCGAGCCGACTCCCACCCTGGACGGCGCGACGGTCCCGGACGAAGAATCGCTCGCGTTTGAACTCGCGGCCGTGGCCGTGGTGACCGGGGCCGTGTCCGCTGCGGTCGCGTCCGTGATCGGGCTCGCGTTCGCGGCGTACGCGGCGAGCCCGGACGCGGACGGGCGCTCGCTCGGGCGCAAGCTTGCCGCGCGCCTACGGTGGCTCCGGTGGCCACCCATGGCCCCGGCTCTGCGCAAGGTCGCGATGGACGCACGGGACCTCGGGGTGCGCCGGGCCGTGGAGAGCCTTTCCGAGCCTGTGTCCGTGGACTGGCGCTCGGGTCCGCCGCTGGAGCTGCCCGACCCGGACAAGGCCGTGAGCGAGGCCGTGGAGCAAGCGGCCCGGCTCGCGGAAACCCTGCCGATGGACACCATGCGGGACCTGCGCGCCGTCCAGGGGCGAGCCAACACGGGCGTGTCTCAGGCGCGCGGACACGCGCGGTGGGCCGCGAACGAGGGCATCAACGCGGGCGTGTCCGAGGTGGCGCGTGCTGCTGGCCTGCGCCTGATTTGGGTGTCCGAGCGGAACGCGTGCCTTCACTGCCTCGGGCATGCCGGGTACGCGGTGGAGCCGGGCGACACGTTCCCGATCGTGTCGTTCGATCCGCTGCGGCCGGACATGTTCGGTGCGGTGCCGTTCCCGCCGCTGCACCCGAACTGCCGTTGCCAGGTGCGCACGTATGACGGGCCTGCCGGCCGTCCACCGCAGGACCGGACCGCGCCCGCCCCCGCCGCGCGGCTCGCGGCCGAGGCGCGGCGATCGGTCGTGTATCAGTGGACCGACTTCGCCTCGGGCGTGCGTGCCCGTGCTGCGGCCGAGCGGCTGTTGGACGTGGGCGCGTCCCTCCCGAAGTCCGTGGAGGACAGGGCAGGCCGAGCGCTGCGCTCGGGACGTACAGTGAATCGACCGACCTAGGAAGGGACCGAACATGCGCAGACTTTGGACCTTGTGGCGAATGATCCGATGGGGTCGCCGCAGCGACCGTAGCGGACTGACCGTGGCGTGCGATCCGGCGCAGTGCACCGAGCCGGACCCGCATGACGCGCACCTCGCTCCGGGCGCGCTCCGCTACCTGTCCAGCGCGAAGTAAGGGAAGGGACCGACCATGGCAGAGGACACCACCCCGGACACCGTGGACGACACCACGGACGACCTGGACACCACCACCCCGGACACCGAGCCGGACACGCAGGACGCGGACACCGAGCCGGACAAGGTGGACAGGTCCGAGCTGGAGAAGGTGATCGCGCAGCGGGACAAGGTAAAGGCCGAGCTGCGCGCGATCAAGAACAAGGACAAGGACAAGCCGGACGCGGACACCCCGGATCCGCTGCGCACGGCGCTGCGCCGGACGGCCGCCGAAAAGGTGCTGATCGGGCGCGGGATCACGGACGAGTCCGAGCAGGCCGCCGTCCTGTCCGTGTTCCACCTGGACGCCCTGGACATTGGGGAGGACGGGACCGTGGACACGGACACGCTCGCGGACACCCTGGACACGCTCGGCCGGATCTTCGGCAAGGGCAAGGACACCAAGCGGACCGCGCCGGCCGTGGACACGCGGCGCGGCTCGCGCGACGGAGGGGACAACACGGACCCGGACACGCGCCGGTACAAGCGGATCATGGGCCGCGCGTAGTACAGTCAGGACGGAAGCCACGCGCGGTCTACGGGGACAGAGCGAGTGGAGCGGTGGAGGTGCCGGGAGCCTGATAGCCCGGACAGCATGCCCTCGGGGATTTTCCTCGGGGGCATGTTCGTGTGTTGACACGGCCCGTTCTTCGTGTGCTATAGTCTAGGCATGACGACGAACGAGCACCCGATCACTCGCCTCACGATCAAGATGGAGCGCGCCGCCCGGGACGTGGAGCGGCTGGACGCGTGGACGCGCGACCCGAAGAACGCGGACTCGTGCGATTGGGATTACGAGTACCGCGAGCTGCGCAAGGCGCAGGCCCGGGTTAACCGCTGCCGGGTCGCGATCCTTCGCCTTGACCGCGCCCTGTACGCGCAGGACTTCGACTACGACGCGGCTATCGCTCGGGTTCGCGGACTGCGCGCGTGGTGCAACCGCCCGGCCTGGCGACACTGACCCCGGACGAGAAACGCCCCGGATCTCTCCGGGGCGTTTCCGTTTCGGCACCGTGGCCGGGTCCGCTATTTGGCGATAGCCCAGTCAGTCTACGCCGAGAGCGAGCACTGACGCTGCCACTCGATCGACTCGGGCGAGCCGGCCGGCAGACGGTAGTCCGCGTCCGTGACGTACGAGTCCCAGTACGCCACGGCGTCCACGTCGGGCTGTGCCCGCAGGTAGTCCACGTGATCCTTGATCGCGGCGGCGCGCCCGGTCCCGCCCACCTTCAGCCCGTACTCGGACACGATGATCCGCACCCCGGGCAGCGCGGAGCGGATCTTGTCCAGCGCCGGCTTCACGAGCGCGAGCGCGGACGGGTACGGCGGGAAGCCGTACAGGTCCAGCGAGAACACGTTCGCGCCGTCGTACCAGTAGTCCAGCGGGTTGCCGTTCTTCTCCACGAGCCACCACGCGGTGAGGCACGGGCCGTGGCCGAGCACGAGGTTGGACTTGCCCGACGCGGCGACGATCGGCGCGATCTTCGCGGCCGTGGCCCGGTAGTTTGCGGGGGTCACGTCCCCGTCCATCGGCTCGTGCCACCACGTGTAGTAGGCGGGCCGCGTGGCCGTGGTCAGGTGTTCGGCGAGCCGGTTCACGTCCGTTTTCCATGACTGGTGCAGCGCCACGTCCTGCGGGACGCCCGTGAACCTGGAGGACGAATGCGGGGACAGGGACGGCAGGCTCTCGCCGGTCCGCTTGAACCCGTACTCGCGCAGGAAACGCGGCGTGTACCGGGCGAGCAGTGCGGCCGTGGAGTCCCCGAACGTGTCCACCTCCACGCCCACGCGCAGGGTTTCGGCCGGCGGCTCGGGCTCGGGCTGCGGCGCGTCCGGGGTGGAGACGGTCAGGGTCAGGGATCGATTACCTCCCGGCGATGGGTCAACCTGGACCGTGAACGTGTCATCCGGGCCGAGTACGTCCGTGTGCGTTCGTGTGCTCATACTCAGATCATAGTGGCCTGACGCGCGTACCATCACGCCCATGGATGAGAGTTTCCCTCGATTCGGGTACCACGAGACGACCATGGCCGAGCTGACCGAGGCGGCGCGCCGGGCAGGCTACGTCCCGACCGAGCACGGCACGCTCCAGCGTGGCTACTGGCACGCGGTCCGGCTCGTGCCGATGACAACGGGCGTGGTGGTGCGCAAGGCGTGGACCACGGCGCAGATCATTGTTCTCGGGGTGGTCCTGACCCTGATCGCGATCGGGGTTGCGGCCGGGTAGTGTCCGTATGCTATAGTCAGGGCATGACAAAGACGCAGGGTTTCGAGATCGGGCAGCGAGTCACCAACGAGCGCGGCGCGTGGGTGGAGCTGCGGACCGCGCAGCACCCGAGCAACTTCTATCACGTGTACTACTTCGCTCACTACGCGCCCGACTTCGCTCCCGGGATCAAGAGCGCGGAAAGCGCGTCGCACATGTCCCGAGCGAAGGTCGAGCGTCAGATGCGCAATTGGCTGCGGAACCGGTGAGGTCGGCGCGGACGGGCCGGATGAATCTGATTTTCGTTCACCGGCCCTGTGGGTACGAAGTAGGGTACGCGACCACGCTCCCCGTCCGGCTCGGGCTGTGCTGCCACCTCTGTGACCCGGAGTGCAAGCGCCCGGGTAGCACTGACTGGCGGCAGGTCATGAGGGATGATCCGGACGCGGATGAGATCATGACCCGTTGGGCCTGACCCCCGCACCACCCGAGCCCCGGTCCCTAGTGGATCGGGGCTTGATCATGTACCATGCGCGGTAGACCACCTTGCGCGGACGCGCCCCGGTCGCTCGCCCGTTCTCGGATGAGACGGACAGATCCTTTGTCCCAGCTCTCACCGTGAAGGAGTGAGACATGACCACCAGTCGTCAGGATCTGGAAACCCTGATCCCGATCGAGGTGTCCAACGAGGTCATCCAGGCCGTTGCCAAGACCTCCGTGATGGAGCGCGTGGCCCCGGCCGAAACCATGACCAGCGACACCAAGCAGGTCCCCCGGTTCGGCGGGTTCTCGGTCGCCACCGTGGCCAAGGGTGCCGAGTACGGGTTCTCCACCAACACGCAGGACATGGTGGACCTGATCGCCCGGAAGATCGGCGGCGCGGCCAAGATCGCGGAGGAAGACCTGGCCGACACGATCACGGGCGAAGGCACCATGCGCAAGTACGAGCAGGAAGCCGGCTCGGCGCTCGCGAAGACGTTCGACCACGGCACGATCGGTGTCACGGCGGCCCCGAACGGCGTCTCGGTCCCGTTCGCCTCGCTGTACTACACGCTCAACACGGCACAGACCACCCCGTGGGGCAACTACGCGGCCGGCGCGAACATCGTGAAGGTCGCGCGGAACGCGACCAACACCGACATGCAGGACGCCGTGAACGAGTGGCTCTCGCTGTACGAGGAGTCGGACTTCTTCGGTGAGGGCGACACGTTCCTGATCGCGAGCCCGGCCGTGAAGTCCATCTTCCGGGGCGTGCGGGACGCGGACGGCAACCCCGTCTTCATCCCGGGCGGCGCGCAGGGTGGCGGCGGCCCGGTCCTGTTCGGGTACGACGGTGCCGAGCTGACCATCGGCGCGAAGACGGACGCGACCATGACCGACAAGCCGACCGGCAACCCCCTGCTCGTGATCGGCAACCGGCAGGCGCTGAAGCGTGGCCTCGCCCGCACGAGCGCCGGCATGGTCCCCGGCAACCCGGGCGTGCAGTGGCAGCGTGCCGCCAACGGCATCGGCTTCCTCTCGGACGAAGCGATCATGAAGGCCATGATGCGGCGCGCGTTCGTGTGCACCGTGCCGCAGGCCGTGGCCATCCTGGAGATCACCCCGGCCGTCTGAGCCCGGGTGAGAGAGGAAGACGGATCATGAAGGACGAAGACAAGACGGTGGACGGGCAGTCGTTCTACGCCGAGCACCTGACCGGCTCGGGGACGATCCTGCCGGACGGCACCTACGGCCCGCCGCAGCCCGACCCGACCGTGCTACGCGGCGGCCCGAAGGGTGAGCGGACCTCGCCCGGCGGGGTCAAGCGGCCCGCGCCGGCCGAGCTGACCCCGCCCGCGCAGCGCGCCGAGCTGGAGTCCGGCGAGTCCGGCACCACCTCGCGCACGGCCAAGCGCGCCAACCAGAAGTAACCCCGGTACCGTCCCCGCCCGGTCAAGGTTCGGTCCCTTCCGCCGGGCGGGGACACCCGGAGAGAACGGAGAGCGCGCATGCCGTGGACTACCGTCCAGCAGGTCACCGATCTGACAGGTAAGACGGTCGATGACGTGGCCGTGCGCGTGGCGTCCGCCATGATCGACACGAAGGCCGGCACGTCCGAGGACATGCCGCAGGACTCGATCACGGCACGGGACCGCAAAACGCTCGCTCGGGCCGCCGCGTGGCAGGCCGCGTGGATCGCCCCGAAGCTGAACGCCGGTCTGCTCGATCAGCGCGAGAGTGCCCGAGGCACCACGGCCGCAGGCGTCACCGACCGGCGCGAGGCGGACGTACAGATCATGTACGCGCCCATGGCCTTGCTGGAGCTGCGGAACCTCTCGTGGTTCGGCACCCGGCACGAGGACCGGCGGCCCACGCTGCCCGCGCCGATCAACTTTCTCAACGAGGCGTCCGACGCGTGCGGCACCTGGACGCCGCTGCCATGATCAACACCCCGACCACCACCGTGTCCGTCCTCGGCGGCGAACCCACCCAGTCCGAGTGGGGCGATCCCGTGGACGGGGAGACGGTGCTCCGGTCCGGGATCCCGTGCGCGATCCATCAACAGCGCCGGCTCGTGGTCCCCGAGGGGCAGACCGCGCCCATGTCCGTCCGCTACTGGACGGGTTACCTCCCGCACGGCACGGACGTGTCCGACGCGCAACGACTCCGGGACGACCGGACGGGACGCCTGTACGCGATCGATGCCGTGGAGACGCCCGCACACCCGAGCATGCCGCAGGATGTTCAACTCGATCTGCGCACCGTAGACTGATCACAAACCCGACAACGGTTTTCATTTGCACTGCGTCGCCTGACAAGGGAGCGCGCCACATGGTCATACGCCGATTCGACCCGGACCACGCGGGCATCGCTGCGACCGTGCGCGCCGCGAACGAGGCGACCGTCAGGCCGCTCACGGACGCGATCTACGACGATTCACAGCGCTACGTGCCCGTCCTGACCGGCGCTCTCCGGGCGTCCGGGCGTAAGTCCTACTCGGCCGACTTCTCGCACGGCGAGGTGTCCTACGGCGAGGGGCTGTCGGACAAGCGCGCGATCTATCAAGAGGCCGGGACAAGCATCATGACGGCGCAGCCCTACCTACGCCCGGCCGCGTACCGTAGGCGGTCCCTGTGAGAGCGCCGAACAGCGAACACGCCGCGCTCGCCTGGATGAAGTGGCTCCGGGACGCGGGCGTGATCGACGCGCCGGCCGCCACGAACCGCCCGAGCGGCACGGCGTGGGGCACTACCGGGTTCGTGGTCGTGTCCATCGTGGGCGCGAGCGGACCGGCGGACGTGCCGTACAACGTGCCGGCGCTCTCGTTCGACACGTGGGCCGTCCCCACCTCGGGCACCGGGCAGCCCCCGTACGGGCACGCGTCCGGGCTCGCGCAGATCATCCGAGACGCGGCCGTCATGGGCATGCGGCCCAACGGCCCGCTTCCCACCCTGCCCGGGTTCGATCCGGTGCGGCTGACCGGCACCATGTATCCCTTGTCCGAGCTGCGCCGCGTGGCCGAGCCGGACGGATCCTCATTCGCCCACTACAGCGTGGATATCGCGCTCGGGTGGGTCCGGGTACCGACATGACGAGAGGAAGGCTCACCGTGGCGCAGGACGGGCCGCAGGGCACGAGCAAGAAGAAGACCACCCGCACGGTTCGCACCACCATGGAGCCGGACCGCACGTACGAGGTGGACGAGCACGAGTACGAGACTCTGCGCCGGCAGGGACTGATCAAGGAGGGTAAGTAGCCATGGCCGTTGGAGTCCCGACGAACGTGTTCGGTGGTCCGGTGGAGGTGTGGGTCGGGCCAGTCGGCGCGACGGAGCCGACCGCCGACGACCTGGACACCCTGGACGTGGCGTGGAAGACGCCCGGGTTCACGACCGGCGGTGTCCGGCAGACCGTGAACCGTGAGCTGACCGCGTACGAGGTGGATCAGGTCCCGATGCCGGTCGGGTACCGGCTCCGCTCGCGCTCGATCACGGTGGCGACCACGCTCGCCGAAGGCACCCTCGACAACATGGCGCTTGCGCAGGGTGAGGCGACCTCGCAGGTCACCACGTCCGGCACGGGCAAGTCCTACGAACTCGCGCCGGACGACGTGACGGCCGAGCCGCTGTACTCGGCCGTGCTGCTGCGCGGCCCCGGGCCGAACGGGAAGACGCGGGTTGCGGTCTACCGCAAGTGCCTGCCGGCCGAGGGCGTGCAGACCGAGAACAACAAGACGGACGCCACCGGGATCCCGGTCACGTGGAACGCGTGCCACGTCTCGGACTCGGTGCGGCCGTTCCGGATCATCGAAAGTCCGGACCCGGCGTAACGCAGAGTCACCTGTGATGCTTGTGACGGCACTTTCAAAACTTTCCTATATACCTACACGCGTAGCGAAGTTATAAAAGTGCCGTCACAAGCATCACAACCGCAGGTCAGAGCAGGGAACAAGGAAGGGACCGACCATGATCGACAGCGCCGAGAGCACCCCGGAGGACGGCCGAATGTCCGGTTCGCCCGAGCCGTCCGACGTTACGGGCGGTTACACGCCCGTGCGGATCAACACGACCGGCAAGCCGCTGGACGACGGGCCGCGCGTCCCGCTGTTCTACGTGGACGGCCCGGACGGCGAGCGGGAGTACACCATGCCCGAGCGGATCCCTGCCCGGCTCTCCGTGAAGGCGCTGAAGATCCACGCGACCGAGGGACCCGAGGCGGCCCGATGGTTCCTCGTGGAGAACGCGCTCTCGGCCGAGGCGATCCATGAACTGACCGAGGGCGAGGCGTCCAAGCACGTGGACCGCGAGCAGGTCCGGGCGATCTTCCTCCAGATCGGCGAACGGTACTACGGGCAGGCACAGGAAGACACGGCGGGAAAATGATCAGCGCCCGGGCCGATCAGGTGGTGTGGACCCTGTTCCACCTGGACGACCTGGACGCGGACTTTGCCCGGTTCTACCGGCGGGACTGGTGGGAGCACTCCGGGCCGCGCATGTTCGCTCGGGCGGTGCGGCTGTTCGCGTATGACGGAGTACTCGCGGCCGTGGCGCGCCGGCTCGCCCCCGTGCCCGACCCGGACGAGCCGCCGGACGTGCTGGACATGGTGAACGATCCCGCGTACGCGGGCATGGTGGAGGTGGGATAGGTGGATGGGTTCCGGGCCGCATCGGCGTGGGTCGAGATCAGTACCGATCTTGACGGTGCGCACATCCAGCGCGCGGCCCGGAACGCGGCCGAGCAGGTGGACGCCGAGCTGACCTCGGGTATCGAGCGGACCGGGGACCGGATCTCGACCACGCTCGGGCGAGCCGGCGAGGACGGCGGGGAGCGCCTGACGCGTTCGGTGGAGGGACGCGTCCGGGACGCGTCCGGCCGGTTCGCGAAGGCCGGCGATTCGATCGGCGAGAGCGTCACCAAGGGCACCACCGAGCGGGGCAAGCGCGACGGGGAGCGCTCGTTCCTCGGGTGGATCATGGGCGCGAACAAGGCCGGCAGCTCGGCCGGGCAGCTTTTCGGCGGATCCATGGTCCGGGCGTCTGCGCCCGTTATGGTCGCGCTCGCGCCGTCGCTCGGTGGCTTGCTCTCTGCGGGGATCGTGGCCGGGCTCGGGGTCGGCACGATCGGCGCGGGGATCGCGCTCGCGCTCCAGGATGACCGAGTGAAGGCCGCTGCGACCGAGACGGGCGCGGCGATCGGGGACACGCTGAAGTCCGCTGCGTCCCCGTTCCGTGAGGAACTGATCGGCACGTTCGCGCAGGCGCGTGGCGCGTTCGCGCGGTGGTCCCCCGAGCTGCGCGGCCTGTTCGGTGACGCGTCCAAGTTGATGCGCCCGCTCACTACCGGCCTGGAGCACATGGCGGATTCGATCCTGCCCGGGGTCCGCAAGGCCGTGCAGAACGCCGAGCCGCCCGTCAACTCGCTGCGCATGACGTTCGAGCGCGTGGGGGACGCCTCGGGGGATCTGTTTTCCACCATGGCGGACGACGCGAAGGAAGGCGCGTCCGCGATCGATGACGTGTCTCTCGCGCTG